AAGGGCTATTTTAAATATTCAAATGTTGGATACGAATGGATTATATACAAGAAGTCCTTTTGTAGATATGGAATTTCCTGATGACGTTAGTGTAACAATCAGGGCTATTGCTCCTTTTACTGGTAGACTATGCTTATACGAATTAATGAAAGGAAGCGAAACTAATGCTCAATAAAATTAGTCAAGTTATTTCTGGATTATCCCTAATCAAATTTATTAATTCTGTTATAGATGGCATAAACGCTCATTTATCTGATTATAATAATCCTCATAAAGTAACAGCGGCTCAATTAGGTTTATCTAATGCGTATAAATATAAGGGTAGTGTTGAAACTTATGAGGATTTACCAACATCAGCTGAAAGTGGTGATGTTTATAATGTTGTTAAAGGTGATAAAGAACAAGGTATTGCAGATGGAGCAAATTTTGCTTGGGATGGTACTAAATGGGATAATTTAGGCGGGTTATTAACTGGTACAGGTGCAATTAGGGTTGAATTTGTAGCTGCAAGTTGGCAAATTAATTCTTCTACTAATTTATATGAACTTCCATTAAATCTTTTTGAACAAGTGGAAAGTGTCGGTGTTTTAAGTGTTGAGGCTGTTGAAAATAATGAAAGACATAGCGTTTTAATCGACACTGTTGGGAATAAAGTAGTTGCTTTAAATGCTTTTGATGGTGCTATTTATTATACAACTTTTCGGGAGGTAACACAATGAAAAAAATTCTTCGTCAGCAAGATGTAACAGTAGCTAATGTTTTAAGATGTTTAAATGAATTAAATGATGAAAATATGGTTTATGTTGGAACAGAACCTCCGGAAGAAGTCAAAGAAGGATTAATATGGGTAAATCCAGAAGAAATAACAGAAGAACCTGAAAAAATTTATGTTGGTCATATGGTTGGGGATATCTATCCTGTTAGTTATACCGAATTAGAATCGGGTCAATTAGTATTAAAAGGTCAGTTAGTTAGTCGTGAAATTTATGGTGTATTATGGGCATGGTTGCAAAAACACCCCAGTTTGCTAATAACAGAACAAGAATATACCGAATATTTAAACTCCTCAGAAAATTTATGTTGTCCTTATTTTAGCACAGGAACAACAGAAAGTAACTTCAGATTGCCTAATTATAACGGTGTATTCTTTAAAGCAACTAATGATACTTCTAAAATTAACGAATTTGAAACTGATAAACAGAGAAATATAACTGGTAGCTATGTTCAACTAGCTACCAGTTGGGATAATGGTGGAAGAGGTGTAATATCATTTTCAATGTCAGGAGCTTATTCTTCTACAAATGGTGGTACAACTAATGACAGTATACATCAAGATTCCAGTGATAGAACAGGTATAACAATAGATTTCGACGCCTCTCGTTCAGTCGGAACTGAGCATACTGGCAGCGAAGTTAAACCTAAAAGTCTTAATCAGGTATGGGTAGTTCAAGCTTTCGGAGTAATCACTAATGCAAGTTCCCTTGATATTTCTGTTTTAGAACAACAAATACAACAAATTACAGATTATAGTAATTATGAAGTTTCGTGTATTAAGAATAATCCAGTTTATTACAATAGAGATCAATTATTTTATTCTAATAAAACAAATATCACAATTCCAAAAAATCTAAAAATAAACATTGATGGAGAATGTTATATAAGTACCATTAATAAAGTTCTTCAATTATCCACTGTAGACACTCCTCAAAATTTAGCCGGGAAAGATGTTTATATTTATGCTTGTAAACCTCAAGATATTTCTTCTACAGAGCCGATTTTCATTTTGTCTTTAAATAGTACAGTGCCCACAGGTTATACTGCAAGTTCTAGCCGTAAAATAGGTGGATTTCATTGTTTATGTGCAGATGTTGGTACAATAGATGGACATACTTTATCCGGATATGTTACTGGAGATATTTTACCTGCATCTATTTGGGATTTATTACACAGACCTAAAGGAGATTCAGAAGGACTGGCTTATGATGAAGTTTCTGAATGTTGGTTAAGTATCTATCAATTAAGTTGGGATGGCACTAAATTAGTCAGTGTTTATAATGGAGTGATTGCAGATGGTACTTCAACTAAAAAATGGCATGGTGAAGCTTTTATTGAACAATTAATGAATCAAAAAATGCGATTACCTTGGCGACATGAATTTCAGATGGCAGCAAAAGGAAGTAATGAAGCAACAGGAATTAAGAATGCAGCAGATCCTAATACTACAGGTGGTCATGTAGATATTAATAATAGAAGAATGATTAGTAATATTGGATTAGAAGATTGTTGTGGCTGTTCTTGGCAATGGGCTATGGATTTAGGCTTTGCAGGGGGATCCGAGTGGGATGATTCTGTTTATAATTCTAGCGTTGATTCTCAAAGATATGGTCAGTCTTATGGTACTTTATATCGTTTGCTATTGGGCGCTTGCTGGGCTCACGGTTCGCCTTGCGGTTCTCGTTCTGTCGGTTGTATTTATGGCTCGTCTAATGTCTCTTCC